GTTTAATTTATGACGGGGGTGAAAGTATGAGTATAAAGAAACCTATAAACATATACTCATACTTTCATCCATTCTAGTCAAGATTAAACCCTCAAATTAACATTATTATTTATTTCCCCTTTCGGCACTTTGAATGTTATTATAATTCATCTGCAATTTCCGCAATCTTACTACGCCATACATTCTTCAAATGTACATAGCTTACAAAATCTCTGCCTTTAAAAACATCTATAATTCTTGAAAGACCATTATTTTTATTATCAAAATTTTTTAGGTCAATTTGATTTAAATGATCACCTTCAATAATACACTTAGCATCTTTAGATACTCTTGACAAACAAATCTTCATTAAATCAGGCGATGTGTTCTGTGCTTCTGGAATATATAAAATCTGATTATCTAATACTTCCATTCCACGACAATCAGCCATTGATACTAACTGAATTTTATCTTGATTAAGAAGTGTATTTACCACACTTCTATCGCCAAATTTAGTATTAAGCATATTACCTATAAATTGTTGAAGCCCTTTCTCAAGTGCGTTTCCAGAATAATAACCCATTTCTACTGCTCCACGCACTTTTGTTGGATTATACATAATAATAACTCTATCATATTTTTGAGTTTGTATAGCCCACATACAGTACATTAAAGATAAAAGACTTTTCCCTGAACCTGCTTTTCCTGTGATGATAGTAAATTGATCTGTAATCAAACTATCCATACAAAGTTCTTGATATTCATCTTTTGGTTTCAAATCACCTAAAACTATTGACTTTAAACTTTTCTTTGTAAGATGTTTAAAGCCCTTTTCAGTCCACTTGAGCCTGTCAATCAAATTATTATCTTCATCCCTAATTAAAAGATATTGGTTAGGTATTAAATCCCATTTATTCGTTTGACATTCATAAAACAATGCTTGTTCATATTCTGATAAAATTACTTCTTTATAACCAAGATATAATTCTTCATTATCAACTTTTTGATTATATGGTTCACAATTAATATTTAAATGCTTTGCTTTTAATCTTACATTATAATCATTAGTTAAAAATACACATTCCTTATCAAATGTTACACAATCCTTCGCAAAAGCCAGAATTTGATTATCGTTAGTATTAGGCATTTCCATAGGAATAGACCATTGTGATCTCCACCTAATTTCTATATTATCTGCTTTTTCAAGTTGCTTAATTGCTTGTTTTGCTTTATGTGCCAATTCATAATCTTTGTTACATTTTAGATTATCAAGTTCTTCAATGCATGTTATGGGGATGTATACTTTAGAATATTGTGATAGGTCAATTCCATCTATAAGCACGTTCGTATCAAGTACACAATTCACCTAATTCACCCCGATCTCATTTATAAGATACTCTACAATGTAATCCATTGTAAAACTATTCTTCTGTCTACCATGTTTCTGTCTATTGACTACTGTGATTTGGGGTTTATTCTTCCAATGCTTCTTCCAGTTTTTATCTATGTATTGGCGTTGAGTGGATGTTAGTTGTTTCAAGTGCGGTTTCACTCGCTTTCTTTCTATATGTTGTAGTAAGAAGGAAATTAAAATAAAATTAATACCTTCCCCAGTAGACGATCGGTAAGAGTTAAAAAATAAAATAAAAAACAATACTCAAATTAAGCAATATCAATGGTTTCATGCTGTTTGTAATAATTTAATTATTATATATAAAAAACCTTGAAACCATTGATATATACGAGTTTGCAAATTATTTCCAAGTGTATAAAATTATCTTATTTTTGCTTTTTATTTTTATAATAATATTTTTTAGCATTTTCATTTATTTCTTTTTTTCTCTTTTCCTTCCAACACTTATCACAATACATATGTCTATTATTCTTTTGTTCAACCAACGTCCCACACTTTTCGCAATAAATATATTTCACTTTTACATTTCTTTTAATATTCTCCACAATAATATCCCCGAAGCAAAGCCAAAGAGTGTCTTTATATTGACTTCTTTTTTCTTTATAAAGATATTTAACCAATACGTCAGTTACATAATAAGCATTAGGATTTATCTCTAATAATTTTAATTTAATTTGCTGATATGTATATGCGATATTGTTATATTTTTCATCTTCAGGATCAGCAAACATAAAATGCTTTTTAATATCTAATTCCAAATATTTATTTATAATATCATTGTCTAACTCAACATTTTTGTCATTCATTAGATTCTCATAATTAAATTTACCGAATTCAGCTAACTTAAAATTAATAGCCTTATTTGGTATTAAATTATACAATCTATTGATGACGCTATTGTTAAGTTTTTCAACTTGATCAATTGTTTTATCCTTGGCGTAAATGAAGAAATAGGGGAGTTTAAGCTTGGTATATCCCTGAATCATTTGTTTCATTTTCTTAGGTCTAGTCGGCTTATATAGAGTTTTAGCGTACCTTATTACCCTCAGTTTCCTGATATTTAATATGGGAGTAGACTATATCTTTATCCTACAATTAGGATAGTTGGCACTTCGCAATAAGGAATTTCACCTTAAAGCTACTTCCTTACGGAATAGTCGTTGCACCTTTCTGATTATATTCAGACTTGGCACAGGATTATCATATAGTATGTGATTAATTTAATTATTCTTTAAATGTTCTATAATGTATAATATTACTTATAGTATGTCTTTCTTTATTATATAATTTTGCTATATCATTTATTTTCATACCATTTTCTGCCAATCTACGAATTTGCTTAGCATCTTCTTTTGTTAGTCGATATGTTTTTAAACGATTGTTTTGAAATTCTTCCCAACCTTCAATTTTGACGTTATCCCATGTGTTATTTGATAATATACCATTTACAACATTGTATGATATATCTAAATTATTAGAAATTTCAATAGTTGTTATACCATTAATAAGCATTTCTTTTATTTGGTAAGCAATTTCTTCGTTTATAATTGTGGTTTTTTTATATCTTGTATATGGTTGTCCTGAACGAGATTGGCTCATTTTATATTTTGTACTTTGATTGTGTTTTCTGCCAGTCATATGCTCTTTATTTTTTTGCCCAATTAATTTTTTCGCACTTTCTTTCATTTTAAAACCACGCCTACCCTGTCCACCAAGAAGCATATTATATGATAATTTTTTTCTTTATATAAGATTATGTATTTTATTTCCATTTCATCTAATTTTGATATATCATCTATAATTTCAATAATTTCAAAAACAAAATTTTTACTACCATTTTTATTCCATGATTTTTGTAAATATTCATTGTCATGACTATTATTATTTAATTTCCATCTATGGTGCAAATAACGTCTTTGAAAATTTTCTGCTGTTTGTCCAACATATCTTTTATTATTTAATAAATTACGAATACAATATATACCTTTATTATTTTTATATTTATCTTCATTAATAAAAATCAAATTATCACCTTTTGTAAAAAATCACATACTACTTAGACTTTCCCTGTTAGCATATCTATTAGCCATCATTTCCTATGGCATACTACACGTTAGATATACACCCTATATTTATAGGTTCACCAACTTTTCACTTATATATTGCTATATAAGGTGACTAATAATTAATCAATTGTAAAATTATTCTCCATACAAAGCCATTTTACTGCATCTAAACTTATATTGTTACTGTTCCATATCTTAGATATATTATTACTAATGACGCCTATATTTCCACCAGTATAAGCCAGCCTTAAACCATTAAAAATACTTTGACTACTAATAATTTCAGCTCCAGCTTTTTTCATGTTATAATAAAGTGGAACAATATCTTTCATATTGCGTTTAGCTATTTGAACAAATAAATCATCATATGCTACAAGACTCTGATCTCCATCCACATCGAACATGAGTAGTTTAGATATTAAATCATGACAACTTGTGTATATTCCATTAGTTACAAACCATTTATTTTTAACTTCATCAATAATATTTTGCCTAACCGCATGTTCTCTATACAAATGAGGAGATCTTAAACAATCTAATTCTTTACCATGATCAAATAATTTGCAATATACCTGTCCATTATCTAATAGTCCTTTTGGGTTTTTGTCTTTTAAAAACAGATACTCACAAAATGCATATAAGTCTGGAATTAAAAAAGTATATAAACAATCCATTTCAAACTTAGCTGCCCGTCCTTGTTTAACTAAACTCTTTTTGATATCTTGCAAAACTTTTCTGCAATATACATCACATAATAAGTCTGGATACAGTTCAATGGCTTGTTGCAGATGAGTTTTATTTATATTACTTCTTGTAATTCCAAAAACTTTCAACATTGTTTTGCGATTACTGCCAATCTGCAAAATATCGTTTCTTGCTTTCGATGATATTTCGCTTAATTCATCATCAGTAGTATCGGATAATGTCTGAAGCATTTGATAATTAATTTTTGCATTGCTAAAATAATCTTCTTCTAAGTTACAAATTCCAGCTTGGCAATTATATTTAATAAAATTCTCTTGATATTCAGCCCAATTCTTATAATACTTCCACATCTTAAATTGCGATTTTGTGAAAATAATCTGAATATCATCATGAACCAAATCCCATTCTTTACCGTAAATATCAATAACTTTACTCCTTGCATTATGTTCTTTAATAAATTCATCATATGGGAATGGTACTAATAATCCCTTAATCCAAGGTAATCTAACCATAAAAGATTTATTACTTACTTTAGGGAGCATCATTCCACAACCATCAGTATGACAAATTGGAATATCCATTACTTTTCTTGTGATTTCATATGTTACGTCATCAATAAAATCAACTGTACCACTAACTAATGTTTCCATATCATCAACTACAATGGATTTGGTAATATCAAAATCAATCCATAAATCTGTTGCTGAATTACACAATGCTAAATATGCTAAAAACTTATTAATATTCACGCCACCTTGAGCATTAATACTATCTATAGACAAACCACACATCAAAGTATCATGATATTTTAACCAATATTTTTCTTTAATAAATACAGTTTTTTTAGTGCGTATTTGTCCTGCACTTGCTGTAAAGCATATGTATTTTTCATCATTGTATATAAATCCATCGAGTATTAAATCTTCAAGTATATCAAAATAAAATGCTTGCACGATAAAAAGATCTGTAGTTAATGTGTTTTCTGGTATTTGTAATGTTCTGCTCAATGTAGATTCAAACATTGATACTACGTTCTTATCAGTTAATTTTTTATTTAATGTCCGTATTTCTTTATTATTTGCTAATTCAGTTAATAAATTTTGTTTATATTCTTTTTCTTTTTCTGTTGTTTTTTTGATTAATTCTTTTATTCTGTTTTGTTGTATTTGTGTTTCACTTTTTTCAAGCAATTTTTTTAATCTTACTTTTTGTTTACGAACAATACTTAATTTTCTTG